GATGTCAAAATCCATGACCATCTCGTCTTCCAAACTGCGACGCAAATCAATAGCAGTTTTTTCGGCTTCTTTGGCGTCAATCCATTTTTGATACTTGTTCATTTTCTTGCCTCCATCATTTCATCAGCCAAATCATATGCGTTTGACGCAAGTTCAGCAGCGTTTGTGTAATCATCGTTAAATTGCAACAACCCTTTTAATGCCACCATTTCAAACTCATCACGCAATGTTTTGGTTATTAAAAGACCTGCACCTTTATTTGTAGAATAATTTTGTTTATCAAACATAATCAACCTCCAATCTTTGCAATGATTGCTGATAAGTCAGGCGCTTCCCATGCGCCTAACTTGCCTGAACGGTCTTTGGCTTGCCAAATACCGTCGCTGTCGCACATCAAAGCCCGTTGCGCTAAACCCTCAGAGTCTTTCTCCACACGTAAAGCCAAAACAAGGTCAAAGAAGTAAGGCACTTGCATAGACAAAGACTTACCAGGCATCGATGGGGCATACAGCAAGCGCCCTGTTTCGTCTTGTGACTTGTCACACTTGGCAGTAAAGTAAACGTGCTTTGCAGGCAGATCACGGAAGGCACGAATCATGCCTGCCATAATTGTGTTTAATTCACCGTAAGCTGCACGACCATCTTTTTGCTTCTTTAATTCTTCAGCCAACACAACCTCAGCAATTTCGCTGATTGAATCAAGGGCAATAGAGTCAAACCCCTTGGCTTCGGCAGATTCAGTCAACCATGAATAGGCTTCCATCAAGCTTGTCATTGAGTTGATCTCGATGTAAGGTACGTCAGCACCTTGGATTGACAGCAAACCACCCTCAGCAGATAACACAACTACGCGGGGCAGAGTAGGAATTAAAGATGTCTTACCTGCACCTGCTTGACCGTACACTAGCATCTTGACGCCATTGGTTGAAATCGCACCTGTTTGTTTTAAATTGATAGCCATTTGGCTCTCCTCAGTATCGTTTGTCGGACAATCCGTTTAACGAATACTTGAATTATTGCACGTTTAATGTTATTGTGTCAACAAGTATTTTCAAATAAATTGGAATAATTATGAAAACTCAAGAAGCAATAGAGTATTTTGGTGGTTTTAAACAACTAGCAGATGAGCTTAATACATGGCCTCAGACCGTGTACCAATGGGGCGAGTACCCGCCTATGGGCAGGCAATATGAATTGCAGATTAAAACCGATGGCAAATTGATGGCTGAAAAAGAGTTGAAGGACTGACATGGGAAACTTATCAGAAATCCTTGGTGATTCATGGTCGCCACCACAAGAAAAAATATATGATTCGCCTGAAGTTCAGTTCATTAATGAAATTGTGTCTTTTGGCTTGACAGCACCTGAACGGTTAATTATTGACTCAACGCTTCATCGTTTTACAACCGATAATAAACAATCAAAGAAGACGGGTTGGTATGTGGCATTTTTGTTACCCATACCTGTCATAGTTTTTGGTTGCTGGAAAGCTGACATCAAGCAAACCAAACGAGCTGAAACGGGTAAAAAATATACGCCAGTTCAAGAAATGAAGCTTTTATCTCAAATGTCTGAAGCCAAAAAGTTGCACGACCAAGAGCGTGAGCACACCCAAGAGGTAGCGGCTGAACAGGTCACCAACGACTGGCAAATGTTTACCCCAGCCAGTCCAGATCATGCTTACTTAAAGCGTAAAGGCATCAAGCCCCACGGCGCCAAGATTGATGGGTGTGGTCGTTTGACCGTACCGCTTTTCTCCGAAGACGGTGATCTATCAAGCCTGCAATACATTGACCCCAACGGTAATAAGCTGTACCACAAGGGCGCAGCCACGGGGCTAAGTTTTGGTTATTAGGTGAGATTAAGCAAACCTTGTACATAGCAGAGGGTTTTGCCACGGCTGCAACCATTCGTGAATGCACAAATGAAGCCGTTTGTGTGGCTTATAGTGCGTCTAATTTGCCATTGGTTGCAGGCATCATGCGAGCCAAGTATGGAGCTAGTCAAGATATTGTGGTGGTGGCTGATAATGACGCTTCGGGTGTGGGGCAAAAGTATGCCGACCAAGCCAGTGCCAAGCATGGTGTACGGGTTGTTATGCCACCCACCCAGGCGATGCAAACGACTACGTACAAGCAGGTAATGATTTATTTATACTTTTAAACCCACCCCAAGAAGAGTGGCTTATTAATGCTGATAAATTTTGCTTAAAGCCTGAGCCAATTAAGTGGTTAGTTAAAAACTGGCTTCCTGAGCGGTCTTTAATCATGGTTCATGGCCCAAGTGGCGGGGGCAAGACCTTTGCAGTACTAGATTGGGTTATGCATATGGCAGGCGGTTTGCCAACTTGGGCAGGCCAAAAGGTTAAAAGCAGCACAGTAGTTTACTTAGCAGGCGAAGGGCATCAAGGGTTAAAGGGGCGCGTTGCTGCTTGGAAGCAAAAGAAACAAGTTAATAAATTAAATATGTGGTTATCTAAATCTGGGTGTGATTTAAATACACCAGCGGGTTACCAAAAAGTAGTCAGTCAGATTAGATTATTAGAAAATAAGCCAGATTTAATTGTAGTTGACACCTTACATAGGTTTTTACTAGGTGATGAAAATAGCAGCCAAGACGCTAAAACAATGCTAGACGCCTGCGCTGCGCTTATGTCAGAGTTTGGGTGTAGCGTCTTACTTGTACACCATACAGGCGTATCCGAAGAAGCCCAACATCGTGCTCGTGGCTCAAGCGCATGGCGAGGTGCATTAGACATTGAAGTATCAATTGTGCCGTCAAAAGACGGCAGGCCACTAGAGATTATCCAACGTAAACAAAAAGACGGTGAATTAGCAGAACCTTTGTACGGAAGAATCGAATCTGTACCAATAAGTGGCTGGTTTGATGAAGACGGTGACGCGGTAACCAGTGCTACATTAGAACTGGTTGCAACGCCAGATAAACCAGCTACACAAGCAGATAAAAAACTAAATGAGCATAAAAAACTATTTGAAGATGCTTATTTGGACTCTGGCGAACGTTTAGAAGGGCAACTTTATATCTCTAAATCAGCATTAAAAGAGTACATAAACATTAAATTATTTAATGGTGATGGCGGTAAAAATGCCACAAATATGGTTAATCCCGGGCAGAAAAACAAGTTTATAAACCGATTAATTGAGTCAAATACTGTACGGGAACATCTAGAAGGGTTCGTTATTATTGATCAAAAAATGATCGATATTGTGGAATTATTGAAGGGTTAAATTAGGTCACAGAGTCACATGTGACCATTTTTAGGTCTGTGACTTTTAGGGGCAAAAAGGCGATAATATGGTCACAGAGTCACACAGACCTATAAGGTCTGTGACCTTGTGACCTATCGATGCGGGTCAGTTGGTGTCTGATGCGGGTTCGATGTCGATGATATTTGATTGATCTTGTAAGACTCGGTTTTCAGCTTCTTTTAAAGCTTGGGTTATTGATATTTTTGTGTGTGTTATTGTGACGTCTATTTTGTCACCCCAAACCTTAGGTCTGAGTTTTGATGATGTCCATTTTCTAGCATCGATTCGCAACCTTTGACGATTCACCCATGCGTTGATTAATTCGGTCGGTAGATCAGGGGGTGGCATTTCATCGGCTAGGTCGACAAGTTCTTCTGCTAAGTAATCGCCCCTTTCTTCGAGAGCTAGATAATATTGTTTTTTTAATGACTCGTTATGTCTGAGATGATATTTTGCAGTCCAATATTCCATCCCTACACACTTTACGGCACGCGTTAAACTTTCACCCGAAGAAATTCGTTGGAGTATCTCGGGCCAGATTTCTCGCTCAGAAAAAGCTAAGTTATGCTTGCCTAATCTTTTGGCAAGTGGTTTGATATCAATAGGTTGTTTCATAGATCGCTCCAGTTACGCTTAGAATCGATTTTATACTTAATTTGATGTCTTAGTAAAGGGGTAAAAAAAAACGCCTTAAAAGGCGTTTAAATGGGTTTTGGGTTATGGGTTTTGGGTTTTGGGTCAATCGTCAAAAAGTACAATCAGCGCCAGCAAGGCTATTGTTGTGATGATAGCTATCATTTGATTGTGGCCATAACTCGGGCATGACGTTCATC